GAATGGTAAGAAGAATGGAAATGGAAATGGTGGTAATGGAAACGGTGACTCCAACGGTGGTGGAGATGGTGGCGGGGGAATGGGCGAAAGTACTATATTAGAAAAACGTGACGGCAAATCTGCCAAGGATAAAAATTATTCTCTTAAAGATTGGTTTAAGGGTGGCGGATGGAAACAGACTGGTGGTAAGTATGATGGAAAACCATGTGCAAAACAACCAGGACAAAAAACTAAACCATTTTGCCGTGATGCAGATGATCGTGCTTCAATGAGTAAAGACGAAAGAAACCGAAGAGCTTCTAAAAAACGCAGAGAAGATCCGAATCCCAACAGAAAAGGAAAAGCAAAAATGGTAACCGATTCATACGATTTTTCAAACTGGAGAGACGAATTCAAAGCACTTGAATTTGAAACAGTAGACATTATTGGTACAGAACCATTACAACCAACACAGGGTATTGGTAGTAAGATGCTTGGCGAGAAATGTTGGAAAGGATATAAGAAAAAAGGTATGAAGACAATGTTTGGTAAGAGATATCCAAACTGTGTAAAAGAAGAAGAAACAATAGATGAGAAGTGTTGGGATACTCATAAACAAGTTGGTATGAAAAAGAAAGGCGGTAAAATGGTTCCAAATTGTGTTCCTAAAGAAGAAACTCATTCTGATTGGAGAACTGAAATCTTCGAAGGTGACGGAGATCATGAGTATGAAATGGCACGTCGTCAACTGGCAACGATTAAAAATGCAGTTTCTCGTCTTGAGAAAAAGATGGGCGAAACTGGGGAGGGTGAACTCAAAGCATGGGTTCAGTCAAAACTAACAAGATCTGCAGATGATATTGATACAGTTGCAGATTATATGACTAATGAAGAAAATATTCAGGAAGGAGAGAAAGACGCTTGTTATCACAAAGTCAAGTCTCGCTATTCCGTATGGCCTTCTGCATATGCATCAGGTGCTTTAGTTAAGTGCCGTAAAGTTGGCGCAAAGAACTGGGGTAATAAGAGTAAGACTAAAAAAGAAGAAGTCCATCATCTGAACACTGAAGACTATCAAAGGATACAGGAATATGGTAACGTTTACACTATAATAGTATTATGGAGAGGTAAGTCCCATCGCTTGCAACTTTTCTTCCAAGGCACGGCAAGACCTTCCCGTGATGAAGTTAGAAATGAAGTAGAAAAGATTTATCCAGGTGGAATGGTGAGTTACTACTTCCCCAGCCCCACAGATCCAGGTAAACCAATTATTGTTTCTACAAGAAGTTAATTATGCAAGACGACATCGAACTTTTAAACTTGTCGAAAGCACTTGAGTACGAACGTCAAGCTAGAGTCATTGATAAGATGACTTTAACTGACGCGAGAGAGTTTGCAAAATCTTATTTAAAACTCTATTTTAAACAACAAGAAGTATTAAATTCTATAGCAAATATGTGATTTTATGAGTGAAGTATATCTTGGTAATCCTAATCTAAAAAAAGCGAATACAGCGATTGAATTTACAGAAGAACAAGTAATTGAGTTCCTCAAATGTAAATCAGATCCAGTTTACTTCGCTAACAAATATATTAAAATTGTCTCTCTAGATGAAGGACTTACTCAGTTCCATCCATATGACTTTCAAGAAAAGTTAATTAATAACTTCCATGAAAACAGATTTAATATCTGTAAGATGCCACGACAGACTGGTAAGTCTACTACTGTGGTATCTTATCTTCTTCACTACGCAGTCTTTAACGATAGTGTAAACATTGGTATCCTTGCTAACAAGGCAGCGACTGCTAGAGAACTTCTAGGAAGATTGCAAACTGCATACGAGAACTTACCAAAATGGATGCAACAGGGTATTATAGCCTGGAACAAAGGATCAATGGAGTTGGAAAATGGCAGTAAGATATTGGCAGCTTCTACGTCTGCAAGTGCTGTCCGAGGCATGTCGTTCAACATCCTCTTCCTCGACGAATTCGCATTCGTTCCAAACCATGTTGCAGACTCGTTCTTTGCATCTGTTTATCCTACTATTACTTCTGGTAAAAACACCAAAGTAATTATTGTATCTACGCCACACGGTATGAATCACTTCTACCGTCTATGGCATGATGCAGAAAAAAGAAAGAATGATTATATTCCAACTGATGTTCATTGGTCCGAAGTTCCTGGTAGGGATTTGGAGTGGAAAGAACAGACTATCAAAAATACATCAGAACAACAGTTCAAGGTGGAGTTTGAGTGTGAGTTCTTAGGATCTATTGATACTTTGATTAGTCCTGCAAAATTAAAGTCTCTTGCTTATGATGATCCAATCAAGAGAAATGCAGGATTGGATATCTATGAAGAACCAAAAGAAGATCACACATATGTTGTTACCGTTGACGTTGCGAGAGGAGTGGAAAAAGACTATTCCGCATTTTGTGTATGTGACACAACCTCATTTCCCTACAAATTAGTTGCTAAGTATAGAAATAATACGATTAAACCAATCTTGTTTCCAAACATTATCAGAGATGTATCGAAGGCATACAATGAATCATTCATATTAGTAGAAGTTAATGACATTGGAGATCAAGTAGCATCCATCATTCATATGGATTTAGAGTATGAAAATATACTCATGTGTTCTATGAGGGGTCGTGCAGGTCAAGTAGTTGGCCAGGGTTTCTCAGGTAAGAAGACACAATTAGGTGTCAAGATGTCCAAGACTGTAAAAAAGATTGGATCTCTAAATTTAAAGGCAATGATTGAAGATGAAAAGTTACTTGTATCAGATCTAGATGTAATTAGTGAGTTAACCACATTCATTCAAAAGGCCGGATCGTTCGAGGCTGAAGAAGGTTGCAACGATGACCTTGCTATGTGTCTTGTTATATTTGCATGGTTAGTTCAACAAGACTATTTCAAAGAAATGACGGATAATGATGTTCGTAAAAAAATATATGAGGACCAAAGGGACCAGATAGAAGCTGACATGGCTCCCTTTGGATTTATTAGTGATGGTTTGGATGACGAATCAACCATCGTAGAAAATGATGGAACAATATGGAAGGCGGATGAATATGGTGACATGTCATATATGTGGGAGTACCAATAATGACTTTTGAAGAGTCATTTGAACTAGAACACTTATTTCTTAATGAAAGAAAGTGTAGATCTTGTGGTAAAACAAAAAATTTGTTGAATTATTTTTATCTAACAAGAAAAGATCGGGGCACTCTACCATCTGCATATTCTTATGAATGTAAAGAGTGTACGGTACAAAGAATTAAAATATCAAGAACTAAAAATAAACAAGTTTACTGGGAATATCCTGATTGGTAGGGTGTTCATGTACTGTTTCCCCACTTGAAGCATCCAAATTTCTAAATAGTTTCAGTCATATGAATCTTCTTTAGAGGGGAAAGAAATGTCGCTTAACTTAGTATCACCAGGCGTAAAAGTTAGAGAAGTTGATCTTACTGTAGGCAGAATTGATGCAGTAAATGATCAGGTGGGAGCAATTGCAGGTCCTTTTGCTAGAGGTCCAATCGGAGTACCTGTACTGGTAGAAACAGAACAAGACCTTCTCAATACCTTCGGTAAACCACAAAATACCGATGGTCAATATGAGTATTGGATGACCGCATCCTCTTATCTTTCTTATGGTGGAACATTAAGAGTCATTCGTTCAGACGATGGCAACCTTGTCAATGCACACGCAGGTGTTGCTGGTACTGTTCTTTCCCTAAAGATCAAGTCACAAGAAGATTACGCGAATTCATACTCAGCAGCATCAGATTGGCACTATGCTGCTAGAGAATCAGGATCATGGTCAAACAAACTAAAAATTTGCACCATCGACTCCGCCGCAGACCAAAGAGTATCTATCGGTACATTTGGACTTGATGTTGGTTACGGAATCACTTGTGGATTCACAACTTCTTATGCAGATCCAGTAGATGGAACTGTAAAATCTTTCACTGGTTTCACAAAAGGCATCATCACCCAGATCAACAATGGATCTGTTGATGTTAAGATTCTCAGTAGAACTGAAAATGCAACTGGAACAGCTGCAGCTGTAGAATACACCGAATCTGGACTTAACAGAGTTCAATCTCAGATTGATGGAGAGAAGTCAACTTATTGGCAGGTATTCAACAACGTTGGAACTGCAACTTCTCTTGAGAAATTCAGAATTACTAACGATGTAACAGTAAGTCTCGGTTCAACCGAACTTCTTACAAATAATACTGAAGTTGGTTCAAGAATCAAAGCTGAGACTGAAACATTCCCAGGAGATTTAGTACAAACACTCAACGGAACTCTTTCTGCAAGAGTTGTTGGTTTTGATACTGGTAAAATTATCCTAGACACTGCATCACCTGCTGGATTTGCAGCAACAACATTAGTTGTCAGATATACAAGAGACGCAGTAGACCAAACCGATGATAACGGTGAAGGACTACTACCAGAAGCATCATATCATAAAGTAACAGACTGGTATGATGAGCAAACTCTTGGACTGGAAAATTCTACTGTTTACTGGAAGAACGTCGCACCTAGACCTGGTACTTCACAATATTCTGAGTCCAGAAATGGTAAAAATGATGAGATGCACGTTGTTGTCGTTGACGACAATGGATCAGTAAGTGGTGTTTCTGGAAACATTCTTGAGAAGTTCACTAACCTTTCTAAGGCTACTGATGCAAGAATTACTCCAAGTGAGAACATCTACTATAAGAACTACATTGAGAATAATTCAAATTATCTCTTTGCAGGTGCAGTAGATTCCTTAGTATCTCCACAATTTACAACTCTGACTGGATTTACTGTAACTAGTGGTGGAAGTCTTACCTGGGGACAAGAAGCAAGTGGAACTGCTTTCGGTCTTGCAGGTAATAAGACTTACACTCTTGATAACGGTGCAAACTACGGTGCAACTAATGGATATGCTCCAACACTTGCAAGTGTAATTTCTAGTTATACAGTTCTAGAAAATCCAGCAGAATATGATGTAAACTTCCTAATTCAAGGACCAAGTGGTGGAAGCACTTTATTCGAGTCGCAAGCAAAAGCAAACAAATTGATTGCAATTGCAAATGGTAGAAAGGACTGTGTTGCAGTAATCTCCCCACACAGAGCAGGAGTTGTTAACGTAACAAATCCAGAGACTCAGACAAATAACATTACCCAATTCTACGATTCTATTACATCAAGTTCTTACGCTGTATTTGACAGTGGTTATAAGTACATGTTCGATAGATTCAATAATCAGTTCAGATATATTCCTCTGAATGGTGATATTGCTGGTTTGATGGCAAGAACATCCATCAACAATTATCCATGGTTCTCTCCAGCTGGTGCTCAGAGAGGTGTTATTAACAATGCAATTAAGCTTGCATATAACCCAACTCAAGCACAAAGAGATCTTCTCTATCCTAAGAGAATCAACCCAGTTATCTTCTCGCCTGGTTCTGGAATTATTCTCTTCGGAGATAAGACTGGTCTATCATATGCTTCTGCGTTCGATAGAATTAATGTTCGTCGTTTGTTCCTTACCGTTGAAGATACTATTCAAACCGCAGCAAGATCACAACTCTTTGAATTCAATGATGCACTGACAAGATCCAATTTTGTCAATATTGTTGAACCATATCTCCGTGATGTTAAAGCAAAGAGAGGTATCACAGATTTCCTCGTTGTATGTGATGAAACTAATAACACTCCAGATGTTATTGATGCAAATCAGTTTAGGGCTGACATCTTTATCAAACCTGCAAGATCAATCAACTTCATTGGTCTTACCTTCGTTGCTAACAGAACTGGAGTTAGCTTTGAAGAGGTTGTTGGAACCGTTTAATCGCAGTTTTAATACTATAACCCTATTCTACAGGTAACGAACAATGGCAAATCAAAACCCACCACAATTTGGTACAAGAACACTTGAAGATTTTAAAGCAAGACTGATTGGCGGCGGTGCCCGCCCCAATCTGTTTGAAGTTGAAATTAACTTTCCTACTTTTGCACTGGTAGGAGACACTCCCGGAACAGGAATTAATGATGATACAAGATCGGTTTCAGATCTAACTCAATTCATGTGCAAAGCTGCACAACTTCCTGCATCCAACATTGCAGAAATTCCAGTCCCTTTCAGAGGTAGAGTTCTGAAGGTTGCAGGTGATCGTACTTTTGATCCCTGGACCATCACTGTCGTCAACGATACTGATTTCAAAATCAGAACTGCTTTCGAGAAGTGGATGAATGGAATCAATAGAGTAAATGACAACTCTGGTGTCATCACCCCATCCCAGTATCAAACCGATTGTTATGTAAGACAACTCGGTAGAGGTGTTGCTGGTTCAAACGTTGGGCCAAAACTTGATTCAAGTATTCCCGTTCTGAAAACTTACAGATTCTACGGAGTATTCCCAACTAATGTCAGTGAAATCGAAGTTTCTTATGATTCTTCCGATATCATTGAAGAGTTCACAGTAACTCTACAAGTTCAATGGTGGGATGCACTTAGAAATGGTACATCTGACATGGGTGTTCCCCAGTCCAGCTAATTTGATGACATAAATAATAGAACCAAGAGTTCTATTTGAGAGTTAATGCCTAAATTATTTGGTTTTAAATTCAAGGAAGACGACGGATCTAAAAAGTCCGTCGTTTCTCCTGTGCCGGAGAATCAAGAAGATTCTTCGGATTATTATGTTTCTAGTGGTTTTTATGGACAGTACGTTGATATTGAAGGTGTTTATAAAACTGAGTTTGACTTAATCAAAAGATATCGAGAAATGGCGTTACATCCTGAGGTGGATGGAGCCATTGAAGATGTAATAAACGAAGCGATCGTTTCTGATCAGAATGATTCTCCTGTTGCGATTGATTTGGAGAATGCTCCCTGCACGGATAAACTGAAAAGTTTGATCAGAGAAGAATTTAAAAATATTAAATCTTTACTACACTTTGATGATAGGTGTCATGAGATTTTAAGAAACTGGTATGTTGATGGACGTATTTACTATCATAAAGTAATTGACTTTAAAAAACCAGAACAAGGTATCCAGGAACTCCGTTATATTGATCCGCAAAAAGTTAGACATATTAGAAGAATAAAACAAGATAAAAATAATCCACTCGGTCCAGCAATTTCAAATATCAAAGGAGCCGATACTGCAGCACCACAAATTGAAGAATACTACGAGTACGATCCAAATGGTCGTATGGGTAAACAATCAGGATCATTTAAAACTGGTGCAGGTGCAGTAACTAGAATCTCGAAAGATGCAATTACCTACGTCCACTCTGGTCTGGTAGATAGAAACAAGAATACTGTTCTCTCATATCTACATAAAGCAATCAAGGCACTCAATCAACTTAGAATGATTGAAGATTCCTTGGTTATCTACAGACTATCAAGAGCACCAGAACGTAGAATTTTCTATATTGATGTTGGCAATCTACCAAAAATCAAAGCAGAACAATATCTGCGTGAAGTCATGAACCGTTATCGTAATAAGTTGGTTTATGATGCGAACACTGGAGAAGTTCGTGATGATCGTAAGATGATGAGCATGCTAGAGGATTTCTGGCTTCCTCGTCGCGAAGGTGGTCGCGGAACTGAAATCACAACTCTTCCTGGTGGTCAAAATTTGGGAGAACTTGCTGATATTGAGTATTTCCAAAAGAAACTATACAGAGCACTTGGTGTTCCCGAGTCTAGACTTGCATCTAGTGGTGGTTTTAATCTTGGACGATCTTCTGAAATTTTAAGAGACGAAATTAAGTTTACTAAATTCGTCGGAAGAATGAGAAAGAGATTTTCACTTCTCTTTCATGATATGTTGAAAACTCAATTACTCCTTAAGAACATTGTTTCTATGGAAGATTGGGAAGTTATTTCTGAACATATTCAATATGATTACATTTATGATAATCATTTCTCCGAACTAAAAGAGAATGAGTTAATGAATGAAAGAGTTCAAACTGCAACTGCACTTGAACCTTATGTTGGTAGATATTATTCTGCAGATTATGTAAGAAGACGTGTATTCAAACAGACTGATCAAGAGATCGTAGAAATTGATCAACAGATAAAAAAAGAAATCCAACAAGGAATTATTCCAGATCCAAGTCAACCAGTAGATCCAAATACGGGACTACCATTAGATACTACCAATCTAGGATCAGGTGGTTCTCCACAAGATCCAGAAATTGATGGATCTGCTACAGAAGTTCCCGATGGCGGAGAGATATAAATAATTTGAGTTACTTATTATTCTAAAAACATGGATGACGTAGTTGATATGATTGCTAAGGGTGCTTCGGCATCCGAAGTTAGTGATCGATTGAAAGACATTTTGATGCAGAAGTCTGCTGCAAACATTGATGAAGTAAGACCACAAGTCGCTACTTCAATGTTCAGTACAACCGAAGTAGAAGTCGAAACTGAAACCGAAGAAGAGGAAACTCCAGAAGCTTCTGCAGAAACAGAGACTGAAGAAGAACCAACTCCAGAAAAGGAAACTGACTAATGTCATATATCCGCCACGACGAAAGCAATACTCAGGACTCAACCCAACCAGGAGTTACTACTGTTTCTTATCTTGGCGGTACGACTGGATGGTCAACTGTAACCTATCAAAATTTTAATTCTGATTACATCGCATATACTTACAACAGTAATGCTGGGGTAGGAACCAGAACTCCTGCTTCATATCAACGTCATAATGATAGTAATCAATCAGTTGGTGTGGGTACTTATCAAAGACATGATTCTAGTAATAACCCTATAACTAGTCCATAGTCATAAATAAAATATAAGACTCTACCAATAGTGAAATGAAACTAATCAGGGAAGAAATAGAGAGTGTAGACGTTATCGTCGAATCTAAGGGTGGAAAAAAATCCCTTTACATCGAAGGTGTATTTCTACAAGGCGGAATCAAGAACCGTAATGGTCGTATGTATCCCGTCGAAACTCTAGCAAAAGAAGTACATCGTTATAACGAAAGTTTTACGGGAAAGGGTCGTGCTTTAGGTGAGTTAGGCCACCCCGATGGTCCTACTGTAAATCTAGAACGTGTTTCTCACAAGATCACGATGCTTGAACAAAGAGGTGATAACTTCTACGGAAAGGCAAAAATCCTTTCTACTCCTATGGGTAAAATTGCACAATCACTTTTAGGTGAAGGTGTAAAACTAGGAGTCTCTTCCCGTGGTATTGGTTCACTAAAAGAAGATAGTAATGGATGTAAAGTTGTAGGCGAAGACTTCATGTTAGCAACTGCTGCTGATATCGTAGCAGATCCTTCTGCACCTGAGGCTTTTGTTGATGGAATCATGGAAGGAAAAGAGTGGGTATGGGAAGGTAGTATACTTCGCGAAAAGAAAGCGGAAATAATTAAGACCCGTATAAATACTCTCGTAGACGAAGGAAGACTCGACGAACAGAAGTTAAATCTGTTCAACGACTTCCTATCTTCACTATGAGTTGCTTTAACTTATAAATAAATACAGATTATACAAAGGTAATCGGAGAGTACAAATGTCCAGTGGTAACAATTTACACGAAATGGAAGTAGGCACAACTCAATCCAAAACCGCTGTTAATGCTAAGGCTTCTGCGCCAATGGCACCTGAAACCAGTGCAACCTCTGTTGCGACCCCTGGACAGGCAGCGTCTTACGAGGATCTGGGTGGACCAACTCCAGAAAACAGCAAACCAGATGATGACAGCAATGCGCTGAAAACACCTGGTGCTACGCTGAAGCAGGTCAAAGATGTAGTAACCAAGAGTGCAGCCCCTGCTGATGCAGCAGGTACTTCTGCAACTCCAGTTTCTACCCCAGGTCAAGGCGGTAAAATGGAAGAGGTTGAAGCCGAAGGTGAAGTCGTTTCTGAAGAAGAGACTGCTGAAGAAGCAGTTGTTTCTGAAGAAGAGACAACCACCAACGAGACGGAAGTCGTAGCTGAGTCGGAAGAAACCACCGAAGAAGAAATTCTTGCTGGTGAAGAACTCGATTCTGCAATTGAAGAAGATGTTAACGCACTTCTTTCTGGCGACGAGTCACTTTCCGAAGAGTTCAGAGAAAAGGCAAAACTAGTTTTTGAAGCTGCTCTGGGCGCTAAAGCCAAGGAAATCTCTGCACAACTCGAAGAGCAGTATGCTACTGCACTTTCCGAAGAAGTTGCAGAAATTAAAGTAGAACTAACCGAACGTGTAGATTCATACCTTGAGTATGTTTCTGCTGAGTGGTTAGAAGAAAATTCTCTATCCATCGAAAATGGTCTCAAGTCTGAGATCACCGAATCCTTCATCACTGGTATGAAGGGTCTCTTTGAAGAACATTATGTAACAATCCCTGAAGAAAAATATGATGTACTAGAGAACATGGTACAGAAATTAGATGAAATGGAGACCAAACTCAACGAACAGATTGAGAAGAATATCTATCTCAATAAACAGCTTGGAGAATCCACAGCTGAATCTGTTTTCAACAGAGTTTGCGAAGGTCTTGCTGTTTCCCAAAAGGATAAGCTTGAGTCCCTCGTAGAGAATGTTGAGTTTGAGAGTGAAAATGACTATTACCAGAAGCTGGTAACTCTTAGGGAGTCATACTTCCCAAGAAAGGCTGGTACTCCAGCAAACGAAACGGAAGAAACACTAACCGAGGAAGCGACATCAATGGAGGAAGTATCTTCCACCATGGACGCTTATGTTCGCGCTCTTTCCACCGTTGCTAAAAAGTGAGTTTTAGATAATACTCAAACCGCACCTAACAACATCTTACGAGGTATAGAAAAGTAAAATGGACGGACAAAACCTACAACAATTACAGGAGAAGTGGGCTCCTGTGCTGAACCACGAAAGTTTCAGTGATATTGCCGATTCCCACAAGAGAGGAGTTGTCGCACAACTCCTAGAGAACCAAGAGAAAGAGTCCCAAGAGACTGCTTCCTTCCTTGGAGAAGCTGCACCAACCAACTCAGGTCATGCACCTGCAGGCGCTAACGTTGCTGGCTTCGACCCCGTTCTGATCTCCTTGATCAGACGCTCCATGCCTAACTTGATCGCATACGATATCTGCGGCGTTCAGCCAATGAGTGGTCCTACTGGACTTATCTTCGCAATGCGCTCCCGTCAGGACAATCAGACTGGAACCGAGACCTTCTTCGATGAAGTCGATTCCGCAATGTCTGGTCAGAACAGTGCAGATTCCCTCACTGGTGGCTTCTCTGATGCCGCTGCTGGTATGGGTACTGATGCACAAGCAGGTACTAACCCAGGTGCGCTGAACCCAGTTGGTTCCGCAAACTCCCTCGGTTACACCGTTGGTCAGGGTATGTCCACTGGTGAGTCTGAAGCTCTCGGAGACGGTGCTTCTAACCACTTCAACCAGATGGCATTCTCGATCGAGAAAGTCACCGTAACTGCTAAGTCCAGAGCACTCAAAGCTGAGTACTCCTTGGAACTTGCACAAGACCTCAAGGCAATCCACGGATTGAACGCTGAGGCTGAACTCGCAAATATCCTCTCTACTGAGATTCTTGCTGAGATCAACCGTGAAGTCATCAGAACCATCTACAAGGTTGCCGAACAGGGTGCAACTGCAAACGTTGCAACCGCAGGTACTTTCGACCTCGACGTTGACTCCAACGGTCGTTGGTCTGTTGAGAAGTTCAAGGGTCTTCTATTCCAAATCGAGCGCGATGCCAACGCAATCGCACAAAGAACTCGTAGAGGAAAGGGCAACACCATCATCTGCTCCGCAGACGTTGCTTCCGCTCTAACCATGGCTGGTGTACTCGATTACACCCCTGCACTCAACGCTAACCTTAACGTTGATGACAGTGGTAACACCTTCGCTGGTGTTCTCCAAGGTAAGTATCGCGTATACATCGATCCTTATGCTGCAAACGTAGATTCTTCACAGTACTACGTTGTTGGATATAAAGGTTCTAGCGCATATGACGCAGGACTCTTCTACTGCCCATACGTTCCCCTCCAAATGGTTCGCGCCGTTGGTCAGGACACCTTCCAGCCCAAGATTGGCTTCAAGACCCGTTACGGTATTGTTGCTAACCCATTCGCAGAAGGAACTACCGCAGGTCTCGGAAGACTCCGCATCAACGCAAACCGTTACTACAGAAGAGTCAAGGTTGCTAACCTCATGTGATCTCTTCTCACATATCTCCAGAGGTCCTTCGGGACCTCTTTTTTTATGCAAATAAATAAAGATAAAACGCTATGTCATTCTCTGCGTTCGCAAGACAAATTTCTAACAGAAACTTTCTTGCTCCAACTGGATTTAAATTTACTATAGCAAGAACGCCGAAAGTTGATTTTCTGGCACAGTCTGCAAACATTCCTGAAATTGGAATGGGTTCAGCAGTACAATCTACTTACCTTAGGGATCGTCCTGTACCAGGAGACAAAATACAATACGGAGACTTTTCTCTTCGATTTATTGTAGACGAAGATCTTGTTAATTATATGGAAATCCATAACTGGATAAGAGGTCTTGGATATCCAGATTCTATTGCAGAATATCAAAGTTGGATTAATGGGGATGAATTAGCAGCAGATCCCAACACTTCCGATGGTACTCTGTTAATATATAATAGTAACTTTAGAGTAAATGCTAAAGTAAACTTTAGAGGACTTTTTCCAGTCTCACTTTCAACAATCCCCTTTGATTCTTCCGCGACTGATGTGGAATACGTAGTCGCAGAGGCTGCATTTAAATATGATCTTTATGACATCGAAAAGTATGAATCTTGACATGATACAAGATCTTTGGGAAAAAGATTCCAAGATCGATGATGATAATTTACATTCAGAATCTACAAAGATTCCAAGTCTCCATTCAAAATACTATAAATTTTATAATAACATCCTTGTTCTTAAGAAATCTCAAGAGAACAAATACAAAATTTTAAAAAAAGAAAAATGGCAATACTACACTGGTAGAGCAGAACCAGAAGTATATGCAGAATATCCTTTTGACCACAAAGTTCTAAAAGGAGACTTAGACAAATATCTTGATGCAGATGAAGATATTATCAAATGTCTCACCAAGATTGATTACTATCAAATGATGTTGGACTATCTAGATAGTATTATAAGAACTATTTTAAATAGAACATATCAACTGAAAAATGCGATTGAGTGGCAAAAGTTTATTAGAGGATATGACTGATATTGTAATTGGAAAAAAGAACGAAGTATTTCTAAAGTTAAAGGCAGAACCACACGTATTTCAAGAACTTTCTGAACACTTTACTTTTGATGTACCAGGTGCAAAATTTATGCCTCAATACCGTAGTAAGTATTGGGATGGAAAGATTCGACTATTCTCTCCACATACTGGAGAAATTTATGTTGGACTTCTCGATAAAATAGTTTCATGGGCAAACAGGTATGACTATAAAGTAGAGTTTGAAGATAATAAATTCTACGGAACACCTTTTGAAGAGAATGAGATGATCTCATATGAAGGTGTAAAAGATTACATGACTAGAATCTCAAAGTATAAACCAAGAGATTATCAAATTGAAGCCGTATATGATGCATTAAAATATAATCGCAAACTACTCATCTCACCAACAGCATCAGGTAAATCTTTGATGATTTATTCTGTTGTTAGATACTTTGCTGAAAGAAATAAGAAGATCCTCCTAGTGGTCCCTACAACGTCCCTGGTCGAACAAATGTACAAAGACTTCTACGACTATGGTTGGAACGCTGAAGACTTCTGCCACCGCATCTACAGTGGACGTGAGAAGACGAATGAGTTCCCTGTTATCATTACTACTTGGCAGTCTATCTATAAATTACCTAGAAAGTTCTTTGATGGTTTTAATGTAGTAATTGGTGATGAGGCCCACCAGTTTAAATCAAAATCTCTAGTAGGTATCATGACTAAACTTGCAGATGCAAAGTATAGATATGGTTTTACTGGAACTTTAGACGGGACACAAACACATAAGTGGGTATTGGAAGGATTGTTTGGACC